GTATAACGCCCTCGAGCATTAGTTCTATCTCAGATAGATTTTTGTGAGCGTAAAACAGCTTAGCTTCAAGCTTGTCTGACATTCTCTGATTTAATTGGTCGTTTGATAACATTGTTTTAAGGTTTTGATTATTAATTATACGCAAATATATGTAAAAATTACTTACTGTGCAAGTTTTTTAGCATCTTTTTTATCCATTTCTTTAAATAATTTAAGTAATGCCGAATGGTCCTGAGTGTAGACGTGCTTTTTAGGATAGGTTTTTTTTCTAGGTTTCATATATATAGTATTAGTTCGATACAAAGATATATCAAATTACAATACTAACCTAATTTATTTACTAAAAGTTTTGTATTTTTTCTAACTCAGCGTTTAGATCTCTGTATTTTTCGAAGATTTCGAGATATTCGTGCTCCATTAGTTTGAAGGTAGCTCTAGAGTCCTGGAGTAATTGCTCAGCTAGTTCAGTACCTATCTTTAAGGAGTACTCAAATTGACGTCCGTATTCAAATCTGTTGCACTTACGGCACTGAGCGTTAACGTTCCTTTCATCCCACCTAGTAGCTAGTTTACCTCTAGAAATAAAATGTCCAGCGTCAGACTCAGTAAAATGAATAGGTTTATCACAAGAAATACACTGGCAATAACCTGAGTCATTATCAGCATCTCTACGTCTTATATAAGAATGAAAAGGTTTATCTATTTTGGTCTTCCAATATTTTAGTGTTTTTTTCTTTGCCATAGTGTAGAAAAATAAGAGACAGTGCACTGGGTAAAACCCTACTAAAAACCAATGCACTTTAACGTCTCTAAGTTGTATGTATGTCTTTATTTAAAAACAGTTTTATTTGTGAAAAGTACACCTATGTAAAATAATTTAAAAATAAGTGCTTAAAAATTTGGTAGTCTCGATTTTTTTGTGTACCTTCGCCAAACTTCTTACTAAGACATTATCCTTAAAACTAACTTACTATAGAGTTAAGCTTCTTTAGAGTCAAGCTTTTTTAGAGTCAAGCTTCTTTAGAGTTAAGCTTCTTTAGAGTCCAGTTTCAGCTTAAGAAGTTACTTTATGTATACGCCCTAACTGATTTTATTTGCCAATAGCCTTATATTTTTCCAAACCTCTCGATCCGAAATAAGCTATATAAACTCCTAGTAAAAGAGATTTAAGTAATTCAATCCAAGCTTCAGGAACTTGAATAGTATCATCGTAGAAGTCTAGGTATATTAAAAGCATAGTAAAGAAAGTTAAAAATATAAGAGCCATAGGTCTCACGTTCTTACTTAACCAGGAGTCTGAAGTCATATCTGAATCCCAGCGTTTAGTAACTGACTCCATTTCTTGCATATCTAATTTCATTACTGCTAATGCAAACTCTCTTTCAGCGTCAGTCATTCCATTATCTTTATTGGATATAACGTCTATAGCACCCTTCCAATTACCACTCACTACATTTCCTACGACCTCAGCTACTTTACCGAAGTTAATAGACTGAAGGAATTTACCTATTTTAGTTTTTTTCTCTTTTTTAGATTCCATCTTTAATGTATTTAATTAGTTCTCTATCTGACTTCTTTGTATTGTTAAAGTAAGCTTCAGACCTACTATGAAGTTCTGGATTCATTATATAAACGTCCTCAGTATGTAAGCTATTAAATAAGTCGTGACTTAATTCGTGAAATATCAGCGTTCGTTTTTGTTGTTTATTTAAGAAGGTCCATATTTTAGGACTTATATTTACTATAACTACATCATCTCTAAACATACCCCACGCATAACCAGCAATACTAGGGTGTGGCATTTTAGAATTAAACATCACTACGAAGTTTTGACGCTTAACAGTTATGTCATTATCTCTTAATAACTCGAAATACTCATTTACATAAGGCTCTATTTGAGGTGATACGTAATACTTATGCTCATTAACGTTAATTAGTGAGAACATTGAAAATAAGTAAATTAATAAAGTCTTCATTTTTTATAGTATTCTATTATATCTTTATATTCAGTTTGTACATCAAAAGAAGGACACGCTTTACTAGAGAATTCGTTATGACCGTGCAAAGTAGATCCTGGATACTTATCCATCAAATCACATATAAAGTAGCTTAGAGAGGCTCTCTGTGCCTCATTACGTGTGTCCTTAGCCTTTAGGTTAGCGTCTACACCACCTACATAACATACACCAATAGAATCTTTGTTAAAACCTCTAACGTGAGCACCTTGACGCTCTACTGGACGTCCTTTGTTTACATTGCCATTCAAGTCTATAACGTAATGATATCCGATATCACTCCAGCCCTTATCTGTATGCCACTTTTTTATGGTTTCTGTAGATACGTCTCTATTTTCTGGAGTAGCTGAACAATGAAGGATTATTTTTTTAATAGTTCTCATTCTTTGAAAAATGCAGTTAGTAAGAAAGTTAGTATAGAGCTTACTATGCCCATTATCCACCAAAAGATACGTTTTATAGATTGGTTTATATACATAAGTTTATGCATTTGCTCACGAAGTTCATTGACTTCAGTGATTAATCCAGTAGATGAGCTGTATTTGTCATCTTCTAGAGTTCGCAGTATCAGGTCCACTTTACGATCTAAGTCTATTTGCTTAGTTCTCAAGTCATCGACTTTCGTTTTAAAGTTACTCATTACGTCTCTATCGTTTTGGTTCATTAGTGCTTTATTTAAAAACAATTTAATTGATTGCTTAATACCATTAAATTACTACTTTAAGAGTTCCAGATGTATGGTAGAAATCACCGACTACTAGACCTCCAGAAATAGCAGCTGCATTATTAGCGTAGTTAGTTAAACTACTTAAATCCTCCCAGTCAGTAGGTTCAACATCGAATTGAACTACTAAAGAGTTAGATGATGATATATCATCAGTGACTTGAGCTTTCGTATTAATTCCGTCCTTAAAATCTAAAACCATTCCACTACCCATAATTCCCACCACGGTAGAATTATCAGATATCCTAAAACCACTATATAAATTGGCTAAATTAGAGTTATGTATTACAGATCCAGGAATTGCTACTGTCCAGTCTAGTATTTGATTTCCAGTTGGTAGGCTAGCTGTAGTGCCGTTAGCCATTAAAGCGTCTGTAGCTAGTCCTCCTGGAGTGCTGAAAGATGAAGCTTGTATATCTACACTAGATGAAACTTGACTAGTAGACATCGACAGAGGTGTGGCGTTTCCTAGTCCGTCAGTTATTAACTTACTAGAACTAGAGATTCCGTCATTATCTTCTATTTTTAATAGAGAATCGTATGTATTTTTAATCTGAGTACCAGTTAATGTAGCCATTTTTTAAGGTATTTTAATGTTATATATTCCAACCTCCGAAATTAGTGGATCTAACTGGATTTAATTCATCTTTAGTGTTAGTTAAATATTCTGGAAATAAACTAGGATAGGCACATAGATAATCTACCATTCTAGTCGCATAGTGTTGAGCTGTATCTCTAGTCGCTTCAGTCATCATTAATATATCTGACTTAGTTAACGTCTCAGCGTTCTCACTAGTATGTTTAAACACTCCTTTATTATTAATACTGAATTGGCTAAACGGTAGAAACTCGAGTAAGCTGTATTGAGCTAACATAGGTTTAATATGAAGCTTAACTAGTATCTCATAGTCTCCAGCTAAAGTATTAGCTAGAACATCAGCTTGTAGCTTATTGTATAGTCTAGAGCCCAACAGCTCGTGTATATGAATGTCTTGGGCAATTTCAATATATTGTACTACTCTATCAAAATCTAAGTTTCCAGATATTGGTGTATATCTAACTAAATCATCTCTACTTATAAATAGTGCTTTACTCATTATTTCTTTTTTGGTTTAACGTAACTAGGATGATGTCCTTTGTCAGCTCTATCTATCTGAGCTTCAGCTACTCTTTTATTGTTCTTAAATCTATTACTTTTTGTATTAAAACCTTTCTTTCTAGCCTCTTTAATTGAAGCTNTCTTAACTCCAGTTAAAGCTCCACCAGCGTAAGGNNTNCCGTCATTTTTAGTTCTTTTTAAATATATCCTTCTTTCGAANTTATGNTGNCAGTTAACCCCTCCTTTGTGCAACCAAAGTGAGTAGGCTTGTTTATTGTGACCTAACTGAGAATTAACTCCGTCAGTTTGCATTNTTAANATATCTTCCTTACGATACACTTTTCTAGCTGACTCCATAGCTCTACAGAAAGGACGCATTTTTTTCCCTTTACTAGATCCAAATCTCTTAGACCCTTGAACATATAAATATCTAACCTTTACGAACTTGTTATCCTGGACCGAGTTCTTATTCCTAGTGTCTCCTGGAGCTGTAGCTGTCAAAGCCACTGACATAGTGTCGTTAAGCATAGTTTCAAAGTCCTCTGACTCTGTCTCATTGTCATCAATAGAAGCGTCTATTAAATCCCACTGATCTAGGTCCTCAGATTCACCTACACCGTTTAGGTATATTAATATATCATCATATCCAGAAACACTACACATTCTCTCTATTGTTTATATGTAACTCCATAGCATACCTCACAGCTTCTTTTAGAGGGTTATGAGAGCTTAAATTAGTTTCCTTATCATTTTCATCATCTTCATTTTTCTTAGCGTCTTTAATGGCTTCTTTAGAGTCTTTATCTTCAGAGTCTTCTACTTCTTGGTCCTCATCAGTAAACTCTATAGGCTGACTAGTTACGAAAACAAGTTCTGGCACTTCACCGTTAAGCTCTAAAATTTCCTCAATAGAATCCAATATCTCATCTTGGAATGTTCTAATAACCGTAGAATTGAATAACTGTGAAGCCACCATTATCTCATCTGAGTTAGAAGCCAATCCATTTCCTCCGTCTTTTATACCTAATAACATAGGAGACGTCACTCTGTGACCTACGAGAATTTTGTGCATTGCTTCATTTGCCAGGTACTCATAATGCGAAGGTGCGTCATTTAAAGATATATCTTCAACAGTCGCTTGATTATCAGCTGACTCATTGAAAGCTACGATTACTTTTTGCCC